TCAGCCCATCTCTAGATATTGTTTTAAATGGAGGAATACCAGAAGGAAGTTTTGTCGTACTAACAGGACAGCCGAAATGTGGCAAGACAGTGACATCGCTCGACTTCTGCGCTACTGCACAAAGAAAAGAATATCAGGGGTCGCTGAAAACCCCTAGAGAAGTATATTATCTTAATATCGAGGGAAGAATTAAAAAACGAGATCTAGAGGGTATTAAAGGATTAGATTGTGATAGATTTCATATAATAGGATCTCAACAGGGGAAAATTTTACACGCAGAAGAGTATTTACAAATAGGAGAAAGAATTATAAACGAAATACCAGGATCCATCCTAATAATAGACTCGTACTCTGCTTTGTGTACTGAGGCGGAAATTACTAGCGATATGGATAAAATGCAAAGAGCAGATGGTGCAAAATTATTAGCTAAATTTTGTAGAAAAGTAGCCAACGTTATTCCTGTAAATAAAAACATAGTCATAGGAATAACACACCTTATGGGTAATCCAACTGGATATGGTGCAGAATTTAAGGAAAAGAGTGGTCAGGCAATAGCGTATCAAACCGATATAAAAATAAGAGCAAAAACATTCAAACCGTGGTCACTCGGCGCCGACGACGCACAAATTGGACAAGAGGTAGATTGGCAAGTTATATGTTCAGCACTAGGACCTCCTGGTGGTGTTGCAAAAAGTTATATAAGGTATGGAGAGGGTATAGACAGGATGACGGAGCTTGTAAATTTGGCTTCTGACGTCGGTGTTATAAATAAAGGGGGAGCATGGTATACCGTTAAAACATCACAGAATACGCAAAAATTTCAAGGTGCTGAAAAAACTAGATTATTTTTGATAGAAAATCCAGAAATAGCAAAGGAAGTCGAAGAATCTGTTAAAAATATACTTGGTATAAAAAAAATATGAATATAGTCAATTTAGATGGGGATATTGTTTCCTGGTCCTTGACAGGTCACATATCGAAGGGTAGAATACAACATAAGTCTTCGTATCATTTGCTAGCAAGGGAACTTTTAGTTGAATTGCACCCAACTCTTCAGATCTTGGAAGAAGTTTCTATTCCCCTTAAAAAGGGAGAAACACTATTTTTAGATTTTTATCTACCCTTGTTAAAAACATGCATTGAGGTTCATGGTGAGCAACATTATAAATTTATTCCGTATTATCATGGAAATATAATGAATTTTTTGAAGAGTCAAAAAAAAGATAAACAGAAAAAAGAATGGTGTGAGAATAATTCTATAAAATATATAGATTTACCACATTATGAGACAGTAGACGATTGGGAATCAAGGTTAAAAAATGATTAATAAAACAGCAAAAGAAGAATTACAATATTGGGATAAAATACTAGATGAATACGAATCATCTATAGGACTATCGGAATATTCTACAAATGTCATAAAAAATGAAGAAATTAATATATATACGTCCATGAATAGGGACGAAATAGAGAAACTTAGCCCAGAGGACTGCGCCCAAATTTCTTATCGTCTTTCTCAATTTGCTTTTTATATTCAAAGAAGTCTAAATAGAGAGATAGCTAGATACAATTGGTCAGATGAAAATATAAAAGATGTGATAGCAGATGAAATCAATAATTATAAAGGATATGGATATATAGAGAAATCTATTCAAGCCATTAAGCATAATGAGAAAGCAACTGCTTTAAACACTATTAAAAAATATGCAAAACAAAGAAGCGATAGATTACAATATCTATCTAATAGTATAAAAAATTTATCCGATGTTATGCTTTCGATACAAAAAAGTAAGGTGAAAAATGGAGCCTAAAGATATATTAAATAATCCAGAACAGATCAAAAATCTTATAGATGTTCTACAGTCTTTGTTGCAAACATCTGAAAAACAAACTAAAGATAACGATAAACACGACATAGATGATTATACTATAAATAATAAAATCAAAACAAAGAATAAAAGAACTAAAAACAATAAATCTATAAACAAATTCGAACAAATGAGCGAATTTGGAATGCATAAAGACGATCTAAAAATAGATGAAAAACTAGCCAAACATCCTCCGGTTGCTAGATTAAGAGAATTCGAACCTATTATTGTTACATGTAGAAAATGCGGCAAAAAAGAAAGCGTAAACCCATCTCTTGTATATGAAGGACCAACCAGATACAAGTGCAACAACTGCTCAACGCAAGCTGGATAAAAAATGATATTATGTGATCCTGCCGCTGAAAGAGCGGTACTATCTGGAATATGCAAATATGGTGAAAATGCATATTTAGACATTGCTGATATATTACAACCGTCAACTTTCACTGTTGATAGCAATATTATGATATTTCAGATATTAAAAGAGATATGTGAAAAAGAACACAGTCCGTCTATAGATATTGCCTCTATATTGTCTGTGAGCCAATCTTTAAATTTTGCCCATATATTATCTCAGAAGAATGAAACACAACATTTAAGAGCCATAATAGATTTCCCAGTAAATCTAGAAAATGTTAGAAAATTTGCTGCAAAAATAAGAAAACTGCAAATAGCAAGACTATTAAGAGATCAGCTCGAAGAAGCAAAAGAGAAACTACTGGATGTAAACGGACAGGAGCCTGTATCGTCAATAATTGGAATAGCAGAAGATAGCATATTTAATTTTTCGTCATTGCTTAACGATACGGACAATAATCCAGTATCTGTATCTAATATAATTGATGATTATATAAATAATATCAAAGAAAACCCTATAGACCAAATAGGGGTGTCAACAGGATTTCATGCTTATGATAATGCCATAGGTGGAGGCTTAAGAAAAGGATCTGTTAGTATTATAGCTGCTAGGCCAAAAACTGGAAAAACTTTATTAGCTGATAATATTGGTTTACATATAGCTAAAAATAATAAATTACCAGTACTTAATATGGATACAGAAATGAGTACTGATGATCATATAAATAGATTATTAGCTATGATGACAGAGATAGAAATAAATAATATAGAGACAGGAAAAGCTTTTGATTCTGCAGATAAATCCAATAGATTAAAAAATGCTCAAAATGAACTAAAACAAATTAAATTATATTACAAGTCTATAGCTGGTAAACCTTTCGAGGAACAATTAGCTATTATGAGAAGATGGCTTGTGAAAGAAGTCGGTCTACACTCAGACGGAACCGCTAAAGACTGCGTTATAGTATACGACTACCTTAAGCTTATGGACAGTCAGGGCATCAGCCAAGACCTTAAGGAATACCAACTCTTAGGATTTATGATGACAAGTTTACATAATTTTGCTGTCAGATATAAGGTTCCTATATTAGGATTTATACAACTTAATAGAGATGGCATAACAAAAGAAACCACCGACACCGCATCCGGATCAGATAGAATCATATGGCTATGTAGTAATTTTACAATATTTAAGCGTAAAAGCGATGAAGAAATAGCCGAAGACGGCCCTAATAATGGAAATAGAAAACTTGTTCCTCTAATTAGTAGACACGGCGGTGGATTAGATGATAACGACTATATAAATTGTCATATGAAGGGATGGTGCGCCAAAATAGAAGAAGGTAAAACAAGATTAGAAACACTTAGCAATAACACAGATAAAGGATTCATAGTCAATAATGAGCAAAGTAATGACGAAGAAATTCCGTTCATATAATCAGCAAGAACTAAAAGCACTATCTGATGAATTATGTGAAGACATCGATAATCTATTGGATAGTTTAGGGATTATAGATTATAAGATTTTAGATCGTATGATAGTAATGAAATGTCCTATACATGGTGGGGATAATAATTCTGCTTGTAATTTATACTATAAAGGAGACTCGTACAGAGGAAATTGGAAATGTCGCACCCATCAGTGTGAGGAAATTTTTAAAGGATCTATAATTGGTTTTATAAGAGGCTGTTTATCTAGGCATAATGGATGGACAGGGAATGGAGACGATATGGTATCATTCAACGATGCCGTAGACTATGCTATAAAATTTACTAAGAAAAAAAATATAGATTTTAAAATAAATAGAAAAGAAGTAGAAAAAAATAATTTTATCAATATTGTGAATAATGTTCAGTCGGAGGTAAAAGATAAATCAAGTGTCAATAGAATATCAAGAAAAGATATTACAAAAAATTTACAGATACCATCAAAATATTTTTTAGGCCGTGGATTTTCCAAAGAGGTACTATTAAAGTATGACATTGGAGAATGTGTTTCACAAGATAAAGAAATGTCTCAGAGGGCAGTTGTACCTGTATATGATAGCTCACATCAATATATGGTTGGTTGTTCTGGACGTAGTTTATTTTCCATTTGTGACAAATGCAAAAGTTATCATGATATAACTAGTAATTGTCCAAATGATGATTATAGGTGGCAATGCTCAAAATGGAAGCATAATAAAGGATTCAAGACCCAGGAACATCTGTATAATCTATGGTATGCTAAAGACTATATACAGCGAAGTAAAAGCATAATCATTGTTGAAAGTCCAGGAAATGTCTGGAGGTTAGAAGAGGCAGGAATACATAATAGTGTCGCTTTATTTGGCTCTGTTCTTCAGGATAAACAAAAATTATTGGTAGATCTATCTGGTGCAATGACAATATATGTATTAATGGATAATGATGAGGCTGGAAAAAAAGCATCAAATAAAATATATGAAAAATGTAATAGAACATATAATGTCTATAATATAGATATCGACCATCCAGATGTTGCAGAAATGACGGTGGACGAAATAAAAGAAATAATCATTCCACAAATTAAAGATAAGTTTTAATGAATACAAAAATTATAGCATTTTCTGGACGAAAACAATCTGGGAAAAGTACTAGTGCTGAATTTACCAAGTCGATCCTAGAAGCTCGTAATATTAGTACCAAAATATATAGTTTTGCAGACCCTCTGAAACAAGATATATGTATTAATATATTGAACTTAACATATGATCAATGTTATGGTAGTGATGAAGATAAAAATAGTCTTACCAATATTTTATGGGAAAATATACCTGGTTATAACGGGTCTTTAAGTGGATATATGACAGCTAGACAAGTTATGGAAGTTTTAGGTACTAGTATTTTTCGTAAAATAAAAAACGATATCTGGGTTAGGGCAACATTAAATACAATAAAAAGAGAAAATTTTGATATT